AAGCAGAAGAAGGTCATGATGACCTAGTGATGTGTTGTGTTCTATTTGCGTGGGCAATGGGACAAACATATGTCAAGGAATTAACAAGTGTTGATTTACGACAGAAGTTAGAAGAAGAAACAGAGACCGCGCTAGAAGAAAGTATGATGCCTATCGGTATTATTGATAGAGGCGAAGCTGCAGACCTGTTAGTAGTTGCAACAAAGAAGAACGACGATTCATGGATTTTTGCTGGCGATGATGACTTTGACGCACGAATGATGTCAAAGCATGAAGCCGCGTTCCACTAAAATTAGAATCCCCAAAATTATAAATACCATCGATTATCTTAATCTTTACAAATAAAAAACCTCAGAGGGGAGAATAGTCATGCCATTTCAAGTCAGTCCTGGCGTAAACGTCACTGAAATTGACCTAACAACGGTCGTCCCCGCAGTATCTACAACCGAAGGTGCCCTTGCCGGCGTGTTTCGTTGGGGTCCTGTCGGTACTCGTGTGTTGGTTGATTCAGAGATCAATTTAGTTGCTAGATTCGGAAAGCCTACAAATCATAACGCAGAAACATTTTTTACAGCAGCAAATTTTCTTGCGTATGGAAATAAACTGTACCTAACACGTGTCGCAAACACGACATCTACGAATTCCAATACTGTCTGTCGTAACGCTATTGCCAATTCAGCAAACATTTCGGACTGGTCGGATGCCAATGGCGACACATCAACAGATAATGCGTTATATGTTGTTAAGAATGAAGATTACTGGGACGCAGAATCAGATACTATTCAGACGTCTGGTGACACAGATGTCAAGTATATTGCTAGATGGCCAGGTAAGCTAGGTAATTCGTTGAAAATTTCTGTTTGCCCAAGCTCTGATGCCTATTCAAAAATATATGATCTTGCAAACAACGGTACAGCAGACTACATCAGCGCTGTAAGTAATGTTGCTTTTGTTATTGGTAGCAACAGCGCAACTGTTTCTATTACTGTTGGTTCTAGTGGAACGATTGCAAATACAGTCGGATATGCAACAACAATCTCCAGCGGTATCACGGTTGGTGATATTGTTGAAGCAGGAAACAGTACTGTCGGAATCCAATATATGCGTGTAACAAATGTTGGCGCGGTTTCAAACTCAGCCACGGTTGCATCGTTTGCAGTATCGTTTGAGGACGTATATGGGTTATCTCAAAACGTCAGCTCGAGCACGTTGACACGTAAGTGGGAATATTGGAACGCTGTTGATACAGCACCTGGTCAATCGACCTATCAGGCCTCGTTTGGTAACACAAGCGCGGATGACGAACTGCATGTTATCGTTGCGGACGAAGACGGTGAATTCACAGGTGTTCCAGGTACAATCCTGGAAGTGTTCCGTAGTGTATCTCGAGCAAGTGATGCAAAAACAGAAGATGGATCTGCAAACTATTATAAAACAGTTATCGATCAGTCGTCTGCTTACATCTGGGTTCTGAATCATCTAACTGGTGCAGCGAACGGAACAGCAGCAACACTTGCTGATCCAACAGCAACAAAACCTGTCACGCTTTCTTTCCAAGGTGGTCGTGACGGCGATACAGAAGCAGGTATTTCAGTTGGTATTATACTAGGTGGTTATGATCTTTATTCATCTGCTGAAGATGTTGATGTATCGTTGATTCTGACGGGTAAGTCGAAGGGCGGTACACATGGTGAACAGATTGCTAATTACTTAATCGACAATGTTGCCGAAAAGCGTAAGGATTGCGTTGTGTTTGTGTCTCCACAAAAAGACGATGTAGTCAACAACGCTGGAGATGAGGCGGATGATGTTGTTGAGTTCCGTAACGTGTTGCGTAGCACATCTTATGCGGTTCTAGACTCGGGTTACAAATATCAATACGACAAATACAACGACATCTATCGTTGGATTCCGCTGAACGGTGACACAGCTGGTTTGTGTGTTCGTACAGATGAAACCAGAGATGCGTGGTTCTCGCCAGCTGGCTTTAACAGAGGCCAAATTAAGAATATCGTTAAGCTAGCATTCAATCCAAGACAAGCTGCTCGTGACATCCTGTATAAGGCTGGTGTTAACCCTGTTGTTACGTTCCCTGGTCAGGGTACTATTCTGTATGGCGATAAGACGCTGCTTTCGAAACCAAGCGCGTTTGATCGTATCAATGTTCGTCGCCTCTTCATCGTACTAGAAAAAGCTATTGCGACCGCTGCTAAATTCACATTGTTTGAGTTCAACGATGAATTTACACGAGCACAGTTCCGTAATCTTGTAGAACCGTTCCTACGTGATGTTCAAGGTCGTCGTGGCATTTATGATTTCAAAGTCGTATGCGACACTACGAATAATACAGGTGAAGTTATCGACCGTAATGAATTTATAGGTGACATCTATATTAAGCCAGCTCGTAGTATTAACTTTATCCAGCTCAACTTTATTGCAGTAAGAACGGGTGTTGAGTTCTCCGAAGTCGTCGGTCAGTTTTAATAATAAATAAGAACAAAGGAGAACAAACATGGCATTCAACGTAAATGAAATTAGAAGTCAGCTAACACTGGGGGGAGCACGTGGCTCCCTTTTCCAGGTGACTTTTAGTAATCCTGCAAATAGTGTTGCTGATATTAAGGTGCCTTTCATGGTACGCGCAGCACAGATTCCTGAATCGACACTAGGTACTATCGAAGTGCCTTACTTTGGTCGTAAAGTAAGGCTAGCTGGTGACAGAACTTTCGGTGATTGGTCGGTCACAATTATCAATGATGAAGATTTCCTTATTCGTAATGCTATGGAAGAATGGTCAAACAGAATCAATTCGCTAGAGGGTAATTTAAGAGTATTTGGTGCTGCAGCACCGTTACTATATAAATCAACAGCGGAAGTTACTCAGTTTTCGAAAACCGGTGTTCCTATTCGTTCGTATAAATTTAATGGCATCTATCCTTCGTCTGTTTCGTCAATTGATTTGAACTGGGCCGACACAGATTCGATTGAAGAGTTTCAGGTTACCTTCCAGTATGACTGGTGGGAAGTGAGTGGCGGTATTACTGGCACAGCCGGTGGCGCCTAACAGAAGATGAGCGACGCCAGTCGCTCTCTTCTTTAATGGAGTAGTTATGGCAAACCTGTTTGGATTTGAGATCCGTCGCAAGGTCGATCCAGAAGTTGAGCAAAAACAGCAACCAACTTTTGCACCAGAAGTCACAGATGATGGTGCAGTTGTTGTTGCAGCTGGTGGTGCTTATGGTACATACATTGATTTACAAGGTGCAGCACGTACAGAGGCTGAGCTTGTTACCAAATACAGAGAAATGTCACAGCACCCAGAAGTGGAGCGTGCTGTTGATGATGTTATTAACGAAGCAATTGTTAATGATCCAGACCAAGACACAATCAGTATTGATCTGGAAGAAACAAAACTATCACCCAACATTAAAAAACTAATCACGCAAGAATTTGAAAATGTTCTTGATTTATTAAGTTTTGAAAAGACGGGATTTGATCTATTTCGTAGATGGTATGTTGATGGGCGAATGTACTATCACGTTGTGATTGACGTTACAAAACCAGGCGATGGTATTAAAGAGCTACGGTATATTGACCCACGCAAGCTGCGAAAAGTACGTGAAGTCACCCGCCGCCGGAACAAAAATTCTGTTACCTCACAGACGGAAGTTGTACAAGAATACTTCATATACAATGAAAAAGGATTCCAGAACAAAGCCGGTGAAGTTGGTACTGCCAGCAATGTTCAAGGATTAAAGATAGCGCTCGACAGTATTGTTCATGTTACGTCGGGCCTTACCGACACAAACAGTACACTTGTTTTGTCACATCTTCATAAAGCGATAAAACCATTAAATCAACTCAGAGCTTTAGAAGACGCCACAATCATATACAGAATATCAAGAGCACCAGAGCGTCGTATATTTTATATTGATGTTGGTAACCTGCCAAAAATGAAAGCAGAACAGTACCTACGCGATATGATGATTCGTCATAAAAATAAGATCGTATATGACTCATCTACTGGTGAGATACGCGACGACCGTAAATTTATGACGATGTTAGAAGATTATTGGTTCCCAAGACGAGAAGGTAGCAGGGGTACAGAGATTTCAACTCTACCGGCTGGTCAAAACCTCGGAGAGTTACAGGACGTCGAATACTTTCAAAAGAAATTATACGAGTCGTTGAACGTTCCAACATCACGTCTTCAGTCAGACAACACATTTATGTTGGGTAACCAAGACGCTCAGATATCTCGTGATGAGATGAAATTTGCCAAATTTATTGATAGAGTGAGGACAAGGTTTAATCATTTATTTCTTGAAGCTCTCTCGAAACAATTAGTGTTGAAAAACATAATGACTATCGAAGAGTGGGAACAGATACAAAATAAAGTCACCTTCAATTATGCGAAGGACAATTTTTATGAAGAGCAGAAGAATGCATTGATTCTTCGCGACCGTCTTACTTCTTTGCAGACAATGGAACCATACATTGGTCGATATTTCTCTAATGATTGGGTACGTAAGCATGTTCTGTATCAAACAGAAGATGATATCGATGAGATGAATAAGCAAGTGAAAAAAGAGATGAAGGATCCCCTATACCAGATGCAGGTAGATACTGAGGGTACTCCTGTGGACAGCGCTCGTCCGCTCGCAAGTACAACTGCTCAAGGACCTCAACCTGGTGGAGTCAGTTCCGTAGCTCCTGGTGATCAAAATAACTAAATAATTGGAGGAATTATGACTGAT